CAACTGTCAGTGCCTGCCCTGCCGGGGTGGTCACAGCTCTTGCGATGCTGGCTGCTCCCTCCTGCTCCCCTCGAACCCAACTTGCGCGCACGAGCAGCGATAGGGAATCCAGAGGCGAAGGACTAGTAGAGATCTCGATCTCGCTCGGCCGTCGGATAGGTACATACACCAAGCCGACGCCCGTCTGGAACAGCAGATCAGCCGACCACTTGCCGAGTTCTTTGTACTCGATCCATTTGGTCGTTGCCTGGTCGTTGGTTCGGCGGCTGTTCGCGTCCCGGTAGAAGAGGGACAACGCTTGGAACACATGCCACATCTTGAGCGGCGGTGTGACCACGACTTGCGCCGAGTCGAACCGAACTGAGGCCTGACCTGGGCCTGTCAGTGCGGAAGTCGCTCCGTTCGTCACAAAGTGCTCGCCCGGTCGCTGTCCGGATGCCGTGAGTTGAGCTTCGATTTCGACCTGCGCCAGCTTGATCTTCGCTTCGATGCTCAGTCCCTCCGCTAGCGCCGTCTCTTGGATGTCGGATTCGTATGACCGTAGGTCCTCGACCGACGAAATGTCGCCGTCTTGTAGCAAGGGCATGGCTATTCCTTGTGCGCCCTCCCCTTGCGCGCCAGCGAGCGCATCTCGGCTTCGGAAATCACTGTGAACTGCACCTGGGCGGCGCTCCTTCGTTCTTGCTCGGCCTGTTGTTTCGCTGCTGCTTCAGCTCGATGTGCGGAGCTCTCTTCTTCCGAAGCCAGTTCCGCCGTTCCGTCAGCGATCATCCTCGCCCCAGTCGTGCGCCCGACTTCCGTCAGCCGCCCGGCGATTCCGCCCGACTCCGTGGCAACGCTCTTCACCACAACCCAGTCGTTTTCAATCGCGCTCTCGATCTCTCTGATCCGTGCGTAGTAAGTCTTGAGATTCATTCGCCCCCCAAAAAAGTGGATGTGCGGTCAGCGCCTCGTCTGACCGCACGCGTCCGAGGATCCTTAGGATTCGATTTGAATCCCAAACTCCGGACGAATTGCCCCGGCCCCGTACAGAACATCGACCGTGAATTGCTGCGCCAGCGTATTCGGCTGGTAGCTCATGACAACACGCATCCCGAAGTTGCCGAGCTCCGCATACTCGGCGATCGCTCCGGTTCCCGGCAGAGGTTGAGGCAGGCGTCGGATCACCAGGCCAATCGCATCACGAGCGAACGCGAGATTGTGGGTCGTTGTCGGCGAACTGCCCGTTCTCGGCGTAAACTGCGACCGGAAGACCGTGAAGTCCTTCAACCGTCCGACGGTCCCGTTGATCAGCGCTTGGACGCCCGCCTCGCCCGCCGATTGATACTCGCTAAATCGAGGGATCTGCCGCAGTGCGGAATACGAGTCCCCGTCCACGACCAAATGCCGTGGCTGGCTGGCCGGTGCCTTCGCCTGAAAAAGGGCAGTCTCAGCTTGGTCGACCACGCTCTCCGTGAGGGTCGTCCCCGGGGCTCCAAGAACCGGATTGCTGGAGAACTGTGCGTACAGATTCAGCAGGTCTGTTTCAATTCGCTCCGCGATTGCGATGACTGCCGGTTCCATATAGACACGCAGAAGGTCCGGTACGGCGAGAACCTTGGTGACGTCCGGAACCTGGAACGTCGCCTCTGCGTGAGTATTCAAAACGATCTGTGCGTTGCCCACGTTGGGGTTTTGCGTTTGGACCGTTCCGCCTTCGGCGAGGTTGTTCGCACTCATGGCGGGAGGGATCGGTACATTCACCGTGTCGCCGGCTTGTCCAAGCACTGGCTCATAGTTCCGGTTAACGAGGTTCCCCATCACGAGGTTGCCCATTAGAGCTGGCAGCGCATCCGCCGCCACGAGCTTGACGATCGCTTGCGCGACGTTCGTCGAGGTAATCGCAGCCATCCACAGTCTCCTTTTCCCTTTCCGAGACAGACGTCCTGACGGTCGTCGGTCTCACTTCTTGAGCGGATCTCCGGATCACCGTCAGGCGATCCGGACCCGCCAAACAAAAAGGCCGCTGCGAAAGTTCACAGCGGCCGTCGCCAATCAGCGACTCACAGAGGCTCGTCGTCGGATTCGCCTATTCGGCGCCCATCAAGCGAGCAACTTCCTTCCAGGCCTGTTTCGTTTGATCCGGCTTCATCCCTGGTCGGATATCTTCCAGTTCGAATCCAGTCCTGGTCAAATCTACGCCTTCCCGTGAAGCGATCCCTGATCCGCCCGCAATACGGGGCGGAAGCAGTTCGGGGTTCTCGCTGAGGAACCGACCAAGATACTGGTCTAGCGGCAGTCGCTCCCCATGTAGAACGCCGTAGAATTCGCCGTCTTCGGTGCGATTCACGTCTTCTTGTACGATCCGCACCGCGAGGTCCGTCTTCTTGACGCCACGCTCTTGCAGAGCCTCGCGGATTCTACCGATTCTTTCTCTCTCCGAGACTTCTCGGCGTGTCCTCTGGTTCTCCGCCGCCAATTCTTGAACTCGTTGTTCCAGCTCTTGCCGCCTGCGCCGTTCGTCCTCTAGCTCCATGCGGTAGCGGGATGCGGGGGATGCGCCTCGATCTCCTCCTTCGGGCGGCATATGGGTGTCACTCATCATTGGCCTCCTTCAACGCTGTTGCGGTCGATCTCGTCGAGCACTGCGTTCTTCGTCGCCTGGCTTGATGTATCCAGATACTTGAGTGCGACTCGTTTGCGCACCTCGGTCGCTAGACGAGGAGAGTTGAGTCCGAGCTTCTCTAATTCAGCCGCCACCTCAATCTCGTCCCGGAGGTCGGTGTGCTCGAACTCGTCCAGCCCCGACACTTCAACTTCAATCTCGTCGCGCCGCGCCTTGGCCACGGTCTGTACGACTTCTCGCACGAAGTCTCGAAGCATCCCGCCGTACGAGCGCAGAACCTCATGAGTGACAGCGAAATCTCGGCGCTTGCTAGCACCCGATTGCCCAAGATTCCTCGCCTCTCGCCCCCCCGCTTGGGTCATCAGATAGCAGACGCGGTAAATTTCGTCCTTAAGTCGGTCGAGATTGTCTGCCGCGATCTGAAACACTTTGCCTTCTGGTTCCGTCCACCCGAATCGGTCGTCGGGGCCCAGTTGAATGTAGTAGGCCTCGCCCACCATTTGTTGCCATTCCCGCTCGGAGTAGACCACCGGCATGGCGAATAGGCCCATGTGGAGCGCCCATGAAAGAGCATTCGACTTGTTTAGATGCTCCTTGGCCAGAAGTCCGGCTTTGTTCGCCAACCACAATCCGTCCGATACAGACATGCGTACTAGTGGAACCCGGTTCAGCGAAGCCAGTGAGTGCCGGCCCTCTGAGACCAGCACCGGCTCTCCGGACTCCCCCTCGCCGCTGCGTCGTGAGTAGATGCGAAAGCTCTGGCGATCAAAATGCGTCCAGCGCGTCTCTTCAACCGTCCGAGCCTGGTCGGCTCTGGGTTGGAAGCTCCTTTCGGTGCGAAGAACCGCCCACTCCAACTCGCCGCCCTCGTCGCGACTCCAGTTGATGAGCTCCAGCGGGGAGCATGGTGCAAGGTAACCTCTCGACTTGCCGAGCAGGTCCTCGTCGGCCCGCGTCGTGACCTCGCCGTCGATTCGCGGAAAGTCAATCCGCACGTAGCTCTCCCCAAAGACGAGGGTCTCGACGAAGATCTGACGCAACAACTCAAAGAGATTCGTACCTCGACAGTCACAGTCCATGACGAAATCGTCGTAGAATCGGCTGGCTGAGGACTCTTGCGTTCTGCATTCAAGAGTTGGTCGCGTTCGGAATAGCGACGCGGCGTACCAATCGATGCAGCTACCCAGGTAGTTCTCGTAGAAGACCCTCGCGAGACGTTCGTTGTAGACGTCTGCCGGCTCTTTCTGTCGACGGATCAGGTGTGTCGAGGCGTTGCGTCGGAGCTGCTCGCCCCCAACATACAGGTCCCAGTACTGCGCCCACATCGCCTTACGGTCTCGGTACCGCGGATGCTCGATTTCGAGGAGATCGATCATAAGTAGAACCTCTGCCTCCTAGAACAAGCGGCCAGGTTGCTCGCCAACTGGCCTCTTGAGTACGTTTTCGCCCCAAAGTAGATAGCCCAAAGCGTCCGTCGCATGGGTTCGACGAGAATCGCTCTTGTCGACAACGGAACTCCCCGCCTTGTAAACCGTCTGCTCCAGGTCGTCCACCAGCGCCGAACATCGTTCGTCAATCACCAATCGAACTTTTCCAGCGGCGTCGCGGATGCATCCGTTGACTAGGTTGATTCGATCTCGTACCGGGGGATTCTTCGTTCCGAACAAGACCTCCGCTCTCCAGGACGGGCATGCGGCAGCATGCCGTCGAATGAGCTCGAGGTCGGAAAATTGGCTGGACGTGCGACGTTGGCGTCCGCTGGCGTCGCCGTAGATCCTCATGCCTGCTTTGTGCCTCCCGTACCGTTCCGTGAACTCCCTCAAGGACTCCTCGGTTGAGGAGGACGGGAGAATGATCTCGTCCAAAACGTGAATAGAGTCTCCCGCCGACTGAGCAATTAGAACGGTCATTGGGTTAACGTTGAAATCCCAAGAGGCCAAGATCGGCAGGTCTGGGTCTAGGCGGGTCGCGCCTAGGTTGGCCTCACGCGAAAATCCGCCGTATACCCGTCCCGCACCGAGATGGATATAGAGTCCAAGTGCCTCTTGCTCAAAAAAATGTTTGTCATAGCTCGCCTCCAGGTTCTCGTAATAGTCCGGCGTCGTTTCTAGTAGATGCCGGTTCTCGTAAGGTGCGGCGCGTATGAGCCCGTAGGACTCCGCGCGCTCTGCGACAAACTTGCTGTGGACCCAATCGAACCCTTTCGGAGTCCATACGCCGAACCCCGTCAATCGAATCGCTCGCGGGTCGCGCAGTCTAGCCTCCAGGCGTAACCAGGCTTCTTCGGAGCAGTAGGTTAGCTCGTCCAGTCCAAACCAGGCTAAATTCGTTCCCCGCAGTCTCTCCGGCGAATCTACAGAGCGAAAAAGGATTGTGGCTCGACTCTCAGCTAACGTAATCGTTCGCCGCGAACGGCTTATCGAGAAGCTCACTCCAAGTGAGCTGCAGTGCTCTAGAAACGCCCGAATCGTGACGTCGCCCAACATGTTGTAGGTGGGCGCTCCGATCAGGCCAGTCCTGCCTGGATTCTGGTAAGCAAGTCGAATTGCCTCAAAACACAACGCCGAGCTTTTACCCGATCCGACTGGTCCAGAAAAGCCTTTGAACCGAGTTCGGAGTTCGAGAAACTTTTTTTGCGAAGGCAGCGCGTTGTACTCCAACGTGCGCTCAACCCTACTTAGCCCGCCGTGTGAATCTTGTCTTCTAAGCGTCCACTAGCACTCGTTCGCACCTCCTCCCAGGGGTACTTCGTGAATCGCGATCTAAGACCGCTGGATCGCGTCAGCCGCGTTCGCTCGCCCCTCACTAAACGTAACCGTGAGGGGGGCTAGTATTGGGTGGTAAGAGTAGTATCTAACTGAAAATAAAAGAAATATAAAATTGCAATTTCCGTGACGGCGCTTTTGCTAACGTTGCGGTTAGTCAATTCTCGGACGGGCCTGCT